AGGCTAAAAACACCAAACAATTATGAAAGGAATAGAAATCTATGTTAGTTCAGTTGTAGCTCAAATAGCAGCAGCAACGCAGTGTGAGAAGCTCTCGGAATTGAGCCGTTTGGCAAAAAAAGAGACAGTTGAATTGCAATTTAGAAATGATAAGTGCAGAATCACGGCGAGACACATTCGCACAATCAAGGTGCCAAAGAAGGCTATGGAGTCTTCAGATGGTCTGCTATCGTGGATGAGAGAGAGGATTGATGCTGCCTGGAAATAATAAATTGACTCACGATGAATCAGAGAGTATTACAATACGAAACACGCCGCATTAACAGAGATTTTAAGATCAAAGTATATGGATTTGTGGGTGGCTGGGAAAAGGTAGATAAGCTTGTAGGTGTATCCGGTCTTATTCGCTTAGTCGGAGTAGAGATAGCAAACAAGCAGCTAAAGAGAGCCTATAGATCTAAGATGGATAAGTGTGTATGCAAATTGCGCCGAGGTTTGAAAGTTACGTATTATGCAAATTGATAAAACGATATGGAACAAGATTTAGTAAGTGCTCTACAAAATAGAGTGACGGAGTTAGAAAAAGAGTTGGCGCAAACAAAAGATGCGCTAAAGGAAGAGAGGGATAAAGAAAGTACTTACAAATCTCTCTACATGAAAAAATATGAAGAAATTAACGATATGAAGGGCGACATGCAGCTTGTTGCAGGGCTTTTCAACAAACTAACAAAAAGATGGTAGATGGAATGAAAAAGCCCGTAATGAGTGTATTACGGGAGATGAAGATCGGAGATGTTGAATCGTGGCCGATAGAGAGAGTAGAGTCGGTGCGTATATGTACGTACAGAATGGCAATGATTAATCGCCGTAAAGGCTGGAAGTTCAGTCGTAAAACAGAAGGTCTGAATGTGATTGTAACAAGAATCGCGTAAAATGGAGTATCAAGGAAAGAGTAATGACATAATGCTATGTACGATAATGCGTGTTATGAGTAGACAAATATTCGGCTTGCGGTTTAGCGAGAGGATTGTAGGCGGACGCGCAAAGCTTGAGAGGTTGATTATAGAGGGCAAAATCAGAGCAAAAAAAGGAAATGAGGGTGCGCAAAATGGCAAATGGCTGGTGAATGCTGCTGATGTTCTAAAATATGCAGAGGTAAAATGATTAAGAATGTAAAATATTGTTCGAATGTTCATACAGAAATGTTCGAGGGAAAAACAGGAAAATACAAAAGTTTTATGGGGATGATAACACAGAGCAAGAGAGGACGCGCAACGCGATGGTTAAATGGTCAAAGTGACTTCTTTAC